CAGTAGCAAGTGCAGACTTACAAGATTATCAACCAGACATTTTAGGTTATGGTGTAGCTGACTTTGATACACAATTACAATTTGCAGAAGATGATGTTATTCGCCAAGTCCGAGAGGAATGGTGGGAAAGATACAGACATACAGTGCGTTATAGAGATATCACTAAAGTTACCACTATTGAAATGGACGAAACAAAATTAACACCCTCTCAATTTAAAAGAGCAGTTTTATTTAAAGCATTAGCAGACTATATATTTCCAATCTTAACTAAATGGAAAGACCCACAAGGCGGTGATGGTGCTGATGCATTTCAAGTACAAATGACCCATTACAGACAAAGATATGCAGAAGAATTTAACGCCATACTTCGTGATGGAATTGAATACGATGAAGATAACAACAGTACAATTACTGTTGATGAAAAAGAACCTATCCATAAATTACGCCTAGTTAGATAATGGTTGCCTCCGTAACTGTTAAGACAAACAGTATTCAACTATCTAAAGAATTTAAAAATATTCAAAGAAAGTTTCCTAGTGCCATTAAACAAGCATTAGCCAATGTATCAGCATTTCAAATACGAAATATTAGAACAAGAACAGAAAAAGGAATTTCTGTAGATGGAAATAGATTTAAACCCTATTCAAGAAAACCTTATTTTTTTAATATAGGAACTGAGGGTGGAACACCTGTTTATAGAAACTTTCAAGGTGGATATGCAGAATTTAGAGCATTTAAAGGCAGACAATCTTCATATCCAGATTTAAATTTTAGTGGAAGAATGTTTAGTTCATTAACAAGTAGAATTACACTGAGTAAAGGAACTTTGTTTTTTAGACAAGCAGACGCAAATAAAAAAGCATTTTATCACGATATAGCAGGTGCAGGTAAAGGCAAAGTAGTTAGACCATTCTTTAGCATTAATGATGCAGAAGCAGATAAGATTGGACAGTTGTTTGCAGATAAGATATTTAAGGATATAGGATTATGAGCATTAGAGAAGATATAGCAGTCAATATTGTCAACACTTTAGATGCAGTGACATCACCGATTGAATTTAAAAAAATTTCTAGACAACAGTTTGACCCAGAAGATGATTTAGCAGATACACAATTTCCTGCTTTGTATATAACAACAGGTGATGAAGTAAGAGAAGATTATTCAATGGGTGAATATTCAGCAGGTAAGCGTAGTGGTACAATAGATTATGTGATTGTTGGATATGTTAAAGGAACAGATATTAATCTAGATACCAAAAGAAACGAATTTATTGAAGTAATAGAAGAAACATTAGATACAGATAGAACTAGAGGTGGAAACGCATTAGATACTAAAATTGTAGAAGTATCATCTGATGAAGGTACATTATATCCTTTAGGTGGTGTAAGAATTGTGGTACGAGTATTCTATGAATTTGTTAGAGGTACATCATAATGGCTAAACGAATAAAAATATATATGCAAAATGGAATAGACATTATTGAGATTTGGGATAATGAACTAGACAAGTTTTTGGCGAAAGGATATAAACTTAGCCAAGAAAAAAAATCTACTAGAACTTCAAAGAAAAAAGAGGTAATAGTAGAAGAACAACAAACAAAGGAGTATGAAGAATGGCAACCCACACAGGATTAGCAGGTACTGTTAAAATAGGAGCAAACGCAATTTCTGAAATTGTTTCATTTTCCGTAGATGAAACTAACGATACTGTAGAAGCGACAAATTTAACATCAACTGCAAAAGTCTATAAAGCATTAAGAAAAGATGCTACTGGCACTATTGAATGTCATTGGGACGAAACTGATACTAATGGTCAAGAAGCATTAGATGTTGGTTCAGAAGTCACTTTAAACTTATATCCAGAAGGTTCAGATAGTGGTGACAGTTATTATACTGGAACAGCTATTATTACTGGAGCAAGTGTAAGTGTAACCCTAGATGGTATTATCAGTAGAACTTTTAATGTTCAGTTCACTGGTGGTTTAACGCACTCAACAGTATAATCTAAATGTCAAAAAAAGATTATCTGGAGGGTGCTATAAATCACTTTAAGCATCAAGAGATTAAAATTATAGAAGTTGAAGAATGGGGACTAACTGGCGAAGATGCCATTTATGTCAAACCGTTTACGCTACTAGAAAAAGCAGAAATCTTTAAAGGTTCAAACGATAATGATTTGACTGTATTGATTGACGTTATTGTCAAAAAAGCAGAAACAAAAGATGGTGAAAAAATGTTTGACCTTGATAGCAAAGTGAAAATGAAAAAATTTGTTGACCCAGATGTTATCGGTAAAGTCGCAAGTCAAATATTAAATAATTCAAACGATAATCTTCAAGCATTAAAAAAAAAATAAATTCTGATAATCATTTCAGATTTCACTTTTTCCTAGCAGAACAATTACATAAAACTATTGGCGAAATTATGCAAATGCCAGTAGAGGAATTTAATTTATGGATTGCCTATTATGAGGTAAAACACGATGACCAACAAAAAGCATTGAATAAACAGAAGATGCAAGGTAAAAGAAGATAATGTCCACCAAAAGATTAAATATTGATATTCTTGCTAAAGATAAGTCAAGACAAGCATTAAAACAAGTTCAAGGCAATTTAGAACAAACCAAAAAATCAGTTCTTAACTTAAAAAATGCACTTATCGGTCTTGGTGTTGGTGCTGTAGTTAAATCATTTGTAGATGTTGGTAAGGAAATTGAAAGTCTAAATATTAGATTTAAATTTCTATTTGGGTCAGCAGAAGAAGGTGCAAAAGCATTTGATAATCTATCAAAATTTGCAGGTACTGTTCCATTTTCATTAGAACAAATATCAAGAGCATCTGGTAATCTTGCGGTTGTTGCTAAAGATGCTGATGACCTTAATAGAATATTAGAAATTACTGGTAATGTAGCATCGGTCACAGGATTGGATTTTGAAACTACTGCGACACAAATTCAAAGGTCATTTTCTGGCGGTATTGCATCTGCTGATATATTTAGAGAAAGAGGTGTTCGTGCTTTATTAGGTTTTAAAGCAGGTGCAACAGTCACAGCAGAAGAAACAGCAAAAAGATTTGAAGAATTATTTGCAGGTGATGGTGAATTTGCATCTGCTACTAAAGATTTAGCACAAACTTTAGAAGGTACTCTATCAATGATAGGGGATAAATATTTTAATTTTCAAAAAGAATTGTCATCAGAATTTTTTGATGAATTGAAAAGTGAATTTGAATCTTTAGATAGTTTTCTTGCAGAATATGAAAATGAAATTAGTGGAATAGCAAGACAATTAGGTGGGGTATTTGCAACATCTATAAGAGGTGTAGGAAATGGAATAAGATTTATTAATGATAATATTGAAATATTTAAAGCACTTGGATTAGGTGCATTAGCATTTGGTGCAACAAAAGCATTTATTGGTTTAGGAACTGCTTTAGCAACAGCAACCGCTAATATGGTTTCTTTCAATGCTATTTTTAGTAGAACATTTATTGGTTTATTAGTTAGTGCAGGAACAGCATTAGCATCATTTTCTGGTTTATTAGACGATGTATTTGGTGGAAAAAGTGATGATGATATTCAAACATACACTTCAAGACTTTCTACTTTAAATGTTCAATTATTAGGTGTTAAAGACACATTACAAAAAACTAATTCCGAAGATTTATTAACTGATTTTCAAAAAATATCTGAAGCAGGTCATACAATAATAAAAAATATACAACCTTTAAAAGATGAAATTAGAAATGATATAGAACTTTTAAAACAACAAAAAAAATTAATTGAAGATATTGAAGAAAGCACTGGTAGAACTGCTGATGTTGAATTTTTTGGTGGCGATTTATTAGAAAAATATGGAATTGAATCTTTAGAAGATTTCAAAGATGCTATTATTTTAGCTGAAGCAGATTTATTAAACTTAGACCAACAAACAGCACAATTTATTGAAACTTTAAGGAATGTTCCATTTGGTGAAATTCAAATTGGTTTTGAAGATATGGAAGATAGTTTTAAATCATTAAGGGAAGCAGTAGCAAGTTTTGATGAAGGTTTCCAAGATGCGATGACAAAAGCAATAGAAACTAATGATGATTTTAAAAAGTTAGGTACAAAAGCATTTGACGGATTTGCTGATACTTTAACTGACGCCTTAATGACAGGAAAAGCATCATTTAAAGATTTTGCCAGAAGTTTATTAGCTGATTTATTAAGAATAATTATCAGACAAAGAGTTGCTTTAGCATTACAAAAAGCATTCGAAGTTGGAAGTGGAATTGCATCTGGTGGTATTGGAACTGCTGTTTCTAGTTTTTTTGGAGGATTTTTTGCGAATGGTGGCAGACCGCCTATTAACAGACCAAGTATTGTAGGTGAAAAAGGTGCGGAATTATTTATACCAGATACAGCAGGTACAATTATCCCCAACAATGAAATAAAAGGAATGGGGGGAACAACCAATATTAATTTCACTATTAATACTGTTGATGCTCAAGGTGTTGACCAGTTACTTACAAATAGACGTAGCACTATAATTAATGTTATTAATGATGCACTTAATAGACAAGGAAAAGAGGCGTTAGTCTAATGGCAGGTACATATCCAACAACACCAGAATTTGCATCTGTAGGTTTTGCTAGTGAACAAAAAACAATCACATCCACTACCGACAG